CAGGGCGTAAGAAGCGCCTGGATCGTATCAGGGATCAAAAGGGACGCTTTATATGAGCTTCTTGGATAAGATGTGAGAGGAAAGCCCCAGGTCGTGATGTTGACCTGGGGCTTTCCTTGCCTCAAAGAGATTGCCGATACTTGTCGGCAATCCCTGCAATATGCTGGAGATCCGTCTTCGCATCCTCTAGCAGCTTCTCGACGACCACAGTCTGATAGGCAGGGTCAAGGTGCATGAATTGTTGGTACTTGCCAAAATAGGATGAGCCACAGCCGGGTTGACTGTCCCTTTTGTGCTCCGGGTCATAGACAATCAAGCCACGCTCACAGAATTGAACACTCCACGCATAACCATCGGCATCACGCTGATAGAGTTCATTGGTGCGTGGTAACCCAACCAGCGGTAACGCGCTACCATCAATGGAGGTACGGGAGTATAAATCGCGATTTCCCCCCGCGAGTATGGTATTGAATTTCTTGCATACCCAACTTCCGTCGCTTCCCACTGTAAAGAACGTATCAAAATCGCCTTTGCCAGGCCCATAGAGTCCAGTCATGTCTCCTCCTGATTTCGGAAATGCAGCCAGGACTGCATCAAGCAGGCCCGGATCGGCTATTGCGGTCTCGTAATACCAGACGGATATCGCCGTGTGCCTCTGGTTGTAAGCATTCCTGGCGATTGCAACAGGGTCGTTTGCCCCAAACTCTTGCGTGAGATGGACCGTTGGTTGAAGGAAGCTTGCCCCATTGGCGCTAAACTCTCCCCAGAATGTCGCGAGGTAATTGTTATATTGCTGAGGCATAAACGCCTCTGCGCAGGGAGCGAGGGCCCTGATTACGCCTTCCCAATTTTGGGACGATAGATTGGCCCACGTGCTCACTAGAAATGTTCCCGGAACGTTCTGCATGCGTGAACACAGATGTTGCGCCCATGCGACTTGCCCGTTCCATTCTGCCTCCATGTTTGCGCACATAATGCCCGAATCCTGCATATATGCGGTCATGATATCTATTTCAGTGTCCAGTGATCCAAACTTGTTCCCGTAAGAATAACTGTATGGAATAGCACCAACACCTGCTGCAAGGATTGTTTGACGAATATTGTGCCATCCGTTTATTCCTCCGTACCATGTATTGACTCCGTCAGCAACTTTGATCAATAAAGCATCAATACCATGCGCTTTAGCGAATTGGGCAGCTTGCTTGAATTGATCAGTTGACCAGGAATAAGTGTCTATTCCAAAAAAGAGCAGATGTTGCCCTGTTTTCGCTATGAGTTCCTGTGCCTCCAATGTTCCACCTCCTTAGATCGAATTTGTCACACTTTGCAAAGTTTTTGTCATGTATCTGACAAATGTTTCACATCGCTTGCATGCGCCTGAACATCATGACGGCCATCCTCTGTTGATAAAGCACGCCGTGTGCAGGATCACGCTGCATGAGTTGTGCTAGCAGTTCTATGGCATCATGGCTCCCTCAGCTTCTTCTCGCAATGCGAACACCTCGCATTGCTTCTCATCGCCTCACTTTGCACTTCGCGCCACTTGCCTTGCGCGATTGCTTCACTCCTGAACTCAGGCTTGCTCAGCAAGCACTCTGCATGGAAGTAGAGGAAGCTCGACGCGGGCATAGCCTCCGTTTGCCAGGAGATACAGATTACGGCGTTATTGCCAGTCATCTCCATATTCGAATTCGTCGTCATAATCTATGCCATCCGATCCGCACTCAATACAGACCCCAAACGCGTCAAGCAGACCGTTGCACTCCTAGAATTTTTGCTCCATTATAGCACTGCTTTCTTTCAACCTCTGCATGCCAAGCAGATGGAGCCACACGAAGCATGCTCCGATAAGCAGCAGCGTCACGCCCTGCACAATGACCAGCGAGCGCGTTGCATCCGTAGCCTGATGCTCAAGGATAAGCAAATATTCATGCATGGCATCGTTGTATTCCCCACTGTTCGAGACGAGGATCTGGACCTGCACTGGATCAGCGCCACTGGCAACGATTGCTGACGCCGACGCCACAACGGCGCGGTGGCTTGGCCGTGCTTCGATGAGCGCCGCCTGTGCGTCCGTATCGCGATTCCTGGCTAGTCGATCTTGCTCTTCGCTGAAGAGAGGCAAGAGCACCTGCATATCGCTCAGCGCGTCCGTCTTCTCCTCTTGCGTGCCGTGCTGCATGATCAGCGCGTCCTTAGCGAGTCGCTGGCATCTCGACAGTTGTAGGCTTGCATTGCCCGCGTATTCCGTTGTGCTCCCATAGGACAGCGGAAAAGCAATAAATGCAGCAAGCAGCAAGAAGAGCAATGATACTGCAATAAGCAATATACGCTGAAATATGCTAATTTTCGCCTGTGCCATAATATTGCTCCTAAAAAAGGCCCGTGAGGAACGTGATGAGTACGGCCATCAAGACCGTAATGACAATCGAAACCACCCCCCACAGTACTTTAATTTGCAGTGCTGCCTGGCTTTCCCGCTGTGCCGTATCGCGTCGCTCGGATTCTGCCTGCTGAGCGAAGAGCTTTGTATTCAGATCCGTTGCCTGTCTTTTGGCGTCCTGCACCTCTCGTTCAATGCGTTCAACTGTGTCACGTATGCTTTTTAGATGCAGCTCATTTTCACGCACAGGAACGTATCGCTCAAGTTGCTGCCTGAGCGCGGAAACTTCGCGTTCTATGACTTCGACTCTATATGCAATTGTCGGCTCCGGTTGTTGCATGTGTGCCTGCCTCTGCTGCTATCACGTCGCGTGGACGAGGAGATCAACGGCTAGAATCCAAATTCGTAGCCAGTTCAATCTAATAGATGTAGGCATAGAGCCACAAATAGATCCCAACGAGATTACCACTGTTGGCTTTTACATCCAGTTGCCCGTTTGACGCGTTCAACGCCGCTAGAAATGATCCGCTGTAAAGAGCTGCTGTCGGAGCTGCAATGATTGGATAGTTTCCGTTGCTCCAGGCAGTCCCTTGCGGCGTGAAGGATGCAAAGGTTCCACCTGCAGACGCCGTGTAAAATGCATTGCAGAATACTGCCTTTGCGCCTGTCGGCACACCAGTTGAGCCACCTGTACAGGTGTAGGTGTTGGTATTCCCTGAGTTGATGGTAGCGTTATTCGCCAATTGATATGGCGTGACAATATTCGTGCCATATTGCACAGCCGCTAACTGCGTCTCTATCTTGTTGAGATTAGTGGCGTTAGTCGGTGTGACATCGTTGACCCACGTGGTCGGCGTGTATGCTGGCATTTCATCCTCCTACGAATACGTAATTTGCACAGGGATCACCATATTTTCAGTGCCGAGCTTTGTATGCTCTGGTGAATAGAGCATACGAGCAAGCATGATGCCGGTATTCGCCGCACTGCTTGCTGTGCTTCCGACGAACACGCCGACCTCCCTCACGGTAATCCCAACGGCCTCCGTTGGTTCGACATAAATCTGTGCCGTGATAATGCCGGTTGCGCCTGTCGCGTAGGTCGTTATGGCCTTACGAAATCGCTCATTAATCAGCTTTGTGTGCGATGTAGATACTGCTGTAGCATCATCCCCAAGGGCGATATAGAACACTTTCGGGTTTGTCGCCCCTGAATTGGCATCACGTAATGCATTCAGCCCGGCTGTTGTCTTCGTCATCGTTGCCATGCGTCACCTCAGCAAACTATTGTCGATTCACTGCAAAGCGTCGACTCGCTACAGATGGGACAGGAGAACGTTGTCGGATTACAGGTAATGCCAACAGAAGCCCCAATCTCACCCGTCTGCTGAACAGTTGTAATCGTCGTTGTCGCCTCACTTCCGCTACTCGACACGCCGCCTGATCCGGTGATCTCCCCCCAAAACGCCACCCAGGACGTGTCGCTTGGCCCTGCAATCGCCTTGATCGAGTAATAAATATTGTGCCCGTCGTTGCCATCCGAGGCGCTCACGCTCTCAACCAGCATCTGTTCAACAATGCTCCAATCCGGCAGGTCAACCGTTGCGAGCTGGCCGGGCTGATACCCTGTGTCGCGCGTCGTGAACTCGAAGATTGGCGGCGACTGCACCGCGTATCTTGTAAGTCGTGATCCACCGACAGAGAGCTGGGCCTCAAGTGTCGAGAGTGCGATGTCCTCCTTTTCTTCAACGATGCCAGATGAGCCGTCGATGGACGCTTGTAGCGCAATCTGAGCATCGTTGCTGACAATGGCTGTATTTTTGTATAAGCCAACGTAGGCAACTGCAAGCGTGTCAGAGCTGGTGAGCTTAGCGTCTCCTGAATCTTGCGTGATCTCGAATTCCCCCTTCGACCAATAAAAGTTTTTGCCAGTATCAACGCCACGTATCCCCACCGTTTTACTCGCTGAATTTACGGTGATCGTTGGCACACGGCTGAGTGCATAGCGCATGGGCCACGACTGCGTATCCCCATCGCCTTTTCTCGTTTCGTTCTGGGTGGTCGTTTCTATCGTGCCTCCAGTCATAATCTGGGTATTACGATATCGGGGGTTGGTTCTCGTCACTTCGGGCGGATTCACCACCTCATCAACAGTCGTGCCATCAATGACCACACTATTCACGACAGCCGTATAGGCCACAAGCCAGAGACGCGCCTGGTAGTCGATCTGCCAATAGAAAGGCACACCGGAGGCTGAGACATTCTTAACGATGGCATCAAAATCTTCGGCTATCGTTGAGTAATCGAATGTGATCGACGGAATCACCCCGATTGCTTCCCCACAGAGGCGAGTCTCTGAGCAATACGTGGTGTCGTTGATCGTATTGTCTTCGTAGATCTGCCCAATGGTTACACCTTCCCCTGCCAACACATTAGCATGGAGATAGAGCGCAATATAGCGCCCGGTTTTGTTTTCGAAGGAGGCAGCGATACGACGCTTGTCTGCCAGCCAGTGTTTATCGCGTGCAGAGAGCTGGTGGTAACGCCCCGGATCGAAGCCCGGCTTGTGATACTTCGGAGCCGACAAATAGCCCGCAAAGATGAGGGTTGCAGCTCCGTTGTAAAGGGAGATCTGGGAGTCCTCTGGGAAGTACATAGGGGCCTCTGTGCGGATAGTGCACGACGCTGTCGAACGCCGCCCAATGGCAGACTCGATATTGAGAGAGCCAGCCTCTGGATTGTAGGCCGTGCCGACAAGGGGGCTACCACCGATGACAGCAAAGGGCGATCCATCGACGCCGAAGAGGCCGACGCCGAAGAGGCCCTCACCAAACAATGATGTCATCGCTTTTTACTCCGTCCATTGCCAGAGAACACTATGCTGCATGCCACCGGCTGCAAGATTTGTTGCGTTCCAGACAGTACCCGGCGTAGGAAGTGCGCCATATGTTTGAGAGTTCACCACTTTTTGGACAATAGGTGTGGTGCCCATTCCTCCGTCAATTGCGCGTGATCCGACTTGATAGGCTCGCATAGACATAGCTACGTCCATATTGATGCCTGCAAGATAGCGACCAGGGGCAAGCGCAACACTCAACCCTGTTGCTGACTTTACCCCTGTAAAGCCGTTGGCTACAGCAGTCCCCCCGTTGTCATAGAGAGGCGCACCGATTGGCTGCCATGCACCATCTGCGCGGTAGATGCCAACTCTGACATTGGCATTGCTAGCAGGAGTCGCACTGACATCAAACTGCCATGCCGTGATCGTAATGGGATAGTCAACTTTGAAGAATACATAGCGTATCTGGTTAGCATTTAGCCCTGTCGTGCCTACTGTCCCGGTAAAAAGCTCGTTCGTCGGAACACCAAACTGTAATGCACCTCCTGATATTTGCGCGAGTCCAGACTTTACCGGCAATGATTCCAGTGTGTAGTAGTTTCCACCACTGGAATACACATAGAGCTTTCCATAATTAATACTGATCGTTTTGCCAGTGCTCCCAGACACACCATCAATGCTACCACCGCTTGTTTTGACGGTAATAGCGTATGTTCCGGCGGCTCCTGACTCGTCCTTCACAATCCACATCTGACCGGCATTGGAGGCCGCTGCCGCTGGCAGTGTTGCTGTTCTTGCGGCTGTGAGAGCAGTGTAGGCGACAAGATAATCAGTGGCAAGAATAGTGTAGTTCGCATCAGAAACGGCTGTTCTCGGAAGAATGGGAGCTTTCAGTGTCCCATCTGCGTTTAGAGAAACACCAAGGAAGTCGAGAAGGAGATTGCCCCATATATTGCCACTATCGCCTACTGTTGGAAGCTCGGTCATATTCTCACCCCCGTTGAAAGCCGTACATTTTCCGATACGAGCGGCATAATAACCTTTCCAAGCTGATAACGATCAACCTGTAAAATAACCGTGATTGGCCCCTGCGCAGGCGCTTCTCTCATCTGTTGCGCCTGGCTAGCAGGCACGACGCGTGCACCACGTGGTAAGTAAATACGTTCATCTCTGTGCACGTCGGCAAAGCCCTCTTCTCCGATAAGGCCACCTCTTGCCAGCTTTGGAATGCTTGGAATGTGCGGCAAGCGGATTTCAGCGGCGGGCGTCTTGACCCCGGCAATCTCAAAGGCAGGAATGCCGATGTGGAGGCCATTGAGGAAGCCGATGAGGGTATTGATACCTTCGATGGCCATATTAAGCCCCCACTTTATCCCATTCCATATGCCATCTCCCACCCCTTTGAAAAACCCGATTGCCCCACTCCATGCCGACTGAATCCCTGCCCAAACGCTTTTTGCAACTTCTTGAATCCAATGCATGATTTCACCCCAATGAGTCACGGCCAAAATGATACCGGCCACGACTAGGGCAATAATGGCAACGATTGCCAGAATAGGCCATGTAGCCGCTATAGTCGCTATTGCAGCCCCACCAGCCGCTATAGCCCAACCCACAAAGCCAACGATCAGGCCGGGTATTGCGACCGCCGCCGCTATGGCTGATTGTGCTATCACGGCAACGATTCCAGGCACAAGGCTAGCTAGGAGGATACCGCCTGTGATGGCTGCCTGGACCCCTGTACGGACCAAGGAGAGTACGAATTGCCCCGCAACGATTGCACCGGCTATGGCTGCCTGGACACCAGAAGCAATGAGTAAGCCAACAAAGATGGCAAGCTTAATAGCAGAGGCCCAACCCTCAACGCCCGCCCTGACCAGCGATGCCACAAAGCTCGCTGTAATCTTGGCTGCATTAACCACAGCCTCAACACCGGACCTGACCATTGAAGCTATGAAGCTTACTGTCAATTTTGCGCCACTTACCGTTGCCTCAGCACCAGTTGCGGCCATAGAAGCTATGAAGTTGGCGGTGATAAGCGAGGCACTTATAACAGCCTTAACACCGGCTTTAATTATGGCTGGCAAGAAAAACGCAGTAATTGCACCGGAAACACTGAGGATCACCGGCTCCCAATCCTTGTACCACTTAACAATATTCTCTATCGCCTGTTTTGCATTATCTATAGCGGTTTTTGCGAAGTTTACAGCATTTTTTACGACATCAAGGGCTATGGCAAGAGGATCATTTTTTGCAGTCCAGTCAACCACTGCGTCGATAATTGGCCCCAGGGCTCCTTCGGCTGCATTGAATGCATTTCTTGCTAGATTGAGCACGGATTCCAGTGCAGATAAAGACTTTTCGAGAATGTCATTTCGATCAGCCCATGCCCCAACCCTGTCGATGAAAGGCCTAACACGAGAGGCTAGATTTTGAACAATTTGCCCGACGGGTGACATTTTCTCGGCAAGAAGCTGGAATCCAGGCACTACCGACCCTCCGACAATCTTTCCTGTGTTCTCCATAACGTTGCCGATTAGCACGCCTATACCTGTAGCAAAACCAATCAAGGCAGGGTTAGACAACACATCGACAAGCTTACCGGCCCCCTCGCTTACCTTTGCAAAAATGGGCTTGGTCGTCTCAATGTAGAGCTTCTTGAATCCATCAATGATCGTGCTTACGCGACCATCAAGCGTTTTTGACTTATTCAACATGGCATCAGGGAACGCCTGATTGAAGCCATCGCGCAAAGCTGGTAGCGCATCGCTTGCCAGGATTTCATGAGAAGCAAGTTGCTTTTCAAGTTGATCCTGTGTCAGCCCTAGTTTTTCGCGAAGCATGCCGTAGGCGTCAATACCTCTATCCCTGATCTGCCCTAGCACTTCTCCTGTCACATAACCAGTAGAGTTAATTTCACCAAAGAGACGCGCTATATCTCCTAGCTGATGTGATTCAAGATTAAGCCCCGCAACCGCGTTACCGATGGCGGTCATAAGAGGCACAACGTCACCAGCCTGAACCTTCATGGCAAGCAGATTAGATGCACCTGCTGCAAGCTTCGATGACTCGAAAGGAGCAATAGTATCGGCAAGCTTTTGAATATCTTGCATCATCGTTTTTGCGGCAGCATCGGATTTCAGGAAGGTCTTGAAGGAGGCTGTGAAATTTTCAAGTTCTGCGTGTGGGCGCAACAGAGCCAGACCGGCATTGATGGCGGCGTTTGCTAGCTCCTTAAAGCCAATAATAGCCATGCCAGCCTTGGAAGCAAAATCAAGGAAGCCAGCACCAGCACTCTTCGTTGCACTGGTGAGCTTCGAGGTCATCGCCTGCTGTGCCTGGTCAACGGCACGGCCTACCATCGACAGCTTCGAGCGTGCGCTATCATCTCCTTCGATAGCAACACGGCCTACAAGCTGAGACGCGAGTACCACGGCTATTTCCCTCCTTTTGCCTTATTTCGCTTGACTATGATATCTTCCGCTTCCGCTTCTGCCTGCATGTAAAGCAGTGCTTTCTCTGTCCAGTGCTTCGCCTGCTCTGCAAGCTCCCAGGGCGGAACACCGATATACTTAGCGGCTTGAAAAAGCGCGTACTCCTCAGTACATGCGCCGAACTTGCCCTTATCCGCTATATAGCGCCTCAGATTCTTTAGTTCTTCTTTTTCTTCCTCCGAGGCGCACCCTGATTTGGGTCAGTCAACCCTTCCGCGATTTCCCCAATGAGCCACACCGGGAGATCGTTGAGGCGATCAGCGTCAAGAGGGAAGGGCACCGCCTTTTTTGATAGGCATTGAAATAGCTTCTCATCCTCTTCTATATCTGAATGCTGACACATCTTGCATTCCCCACATGCTACTTCGTCCTCAAGATCCCATGATTCAATGAGACCCAGGATTAGCCCAAATACTTTACGGAGCGCTTCTTGTAGCCCCTCTTCATTCGCGTCTTCTTTGTTTGCCAGCTTCCCGAACGCTCTGAGTTGCGAGGTCATTTTTTGCGTAACGCGTGATGGGTAGTATTGGATCGTGATATCCCCGGCGTTCGTAGGGATCTTTATCTCATCGCTGTCATTGAGAATATTGCTAAGTTTTGGCATGCTTTCCCTACAGTGCTGTTAGTAAATTTGTCAATATTACCTTATGTGCTTGCCCACTTCCCCACGCAGCATCCTCTACAATGCGTCCGGTCCACTTGATGCCGTAAATCCCGTCCACATCACTGAATTTTTCAGGCTTTTCAAACTTTATTGCCATGTCATGGGTGAATTCGTGCGTGACGCTTCCGGGTCCATCGGTCGCTATTTCATTGCCGACCGCATGCACTCTCAGATAGCGCGTTGCCCCAGTTTGCAGATGTGCAAGTTGAGCCATGCCGACGCTATCTGCTTCCATGAGCAGGGAAACGGTGGTTTCAGGCACAAGATCAATGTCGACCGTCCACGATGGCTCGGAACGATTGATGAACCAAGCTGCTTGGTAGACATTGGACATGTCGAACTCAACCTCTTTGACCCGGAGAAGCTGCGTGCCACCAAGGCCGCCCGATGTGGCGCCAAGGTAAACGTTCCACATATCGGCAACCATCGGTGCAAGCTCAATGGCCGTTGGGCTAGCTGTTATCGTGACTCCATCGCTGATCTCTTGCCCGATGCCTTCTCCATTGGTCGTTGCATCGTCACGAGAGAGCTTGTAGCCCCACTTCGTGAAGAGTCCGTACGTGAATTTGTGAGCACGCACGCTGTCCCCATGCTCGCATGTCCAGGTCTTTTTTGTGGCATTGCCAGCGATGACCGGCGTAAAGGTGTGATCTTTGGCAGTGGCGCTGGCTCCATGAGCAGTTATCGCACCCGTGCCAAGCACCGAATTGAGCGGATAGATAAGGCCGTTGAAGTCCATCTCTCCATCAAAGGAGAAGCTCGACCACTCCTTGTTAAGCTCCTGAACGCTCGGATACTTGCGCCCGGACCCTGTGAAAAACTTGGAGTCGACTTCGATACCAGTCTCGAAGCTAAAGCATCGCAAGAGACGATTAGCAGCAACACTGGTGCCTGGCGTCGACTCAACACCGAGCTGAAACTGTTGATTCGCACTAACCCGTTCGGGCATATAAGCCTCCTATGCTTGCTCTATGATCGTTCTGTATAAGCCGCCAAAAAAAATACGCTTTTCCCCTGTTGGTAACGCTTTCTCAAATTGCAATGGCTCTTCTCGATAGCAGGCGTCGATCTTTGCGCCCGTTACTGTCCCTGATGCCCTGCCAATGAGCGCGTCGATGCGAGACGCCGCATTAACAATCGTCTGTGTGCTCGACTCAGGCCCCGCCGCAAGGACAACAAAAAGCGGATGGGACAGTACCCGGACAACATTGAACGTTAAGGTGTCCCTGCCTGCCTGAAATTTAATTGTGGCAAAGACGCCCGTTGTCCCCACAGGAGCAGATCCCCGGTGAACGCCACCAGTCGCATAGCCTGACAATGTAGCATCTCCACTGAGCGTGGCGTAGATAAACGCATAGCCCGCATCGACTTCATGAGCCATTGGCCGCCTCTTCCATCTTGGCCTTGATTAGCTGCATGGCCTTATTGAAGCCCGGTCGCACCCTCTCCATTCCAGGCTCAAAAAATGCTTGGAAAAGATAATTCTGATAGGCCGCATATTCAGCCGCGACAGCCACATATGCCTCAAGCTCATTGCTTGGCTTTACTGTTTCCGATAACGCGTTTTCACCGCCTTTGTACGTGCTCTCCTCTGAAGTCACGACATAAACACTATTACGCATAAATCCAGTGTCGATCTGATCATTGGCGGTAATCTGTGCTTTTATTTGCCCCTCAGCATCAAATGCAACTTTACGCACTACTGCTTTAGCCGCTGGCTTAATAGCCCTAGCGATCTTATCCCAGTTGTTGGAGCTTTGCGCCATCACGACACCTCCGCCGCTAGGACGGTCGTCGAGATTGAAAACGACCCCGGTTCCAGCACCTTTTGCACGACGAGGGTTTTGTCCGACCCGGTAAACGTGAGCTGGTCCTCCTCTGCGACATCCTGACCGTATGGAAACTCGATAGGCACTACGGCCTTGCCCGCGATGATATCCGCGTAGTCCTGTAGCGAGCTGCCAACATCAGCTCCGGGCTTCTTGATCAGGACGCTGACCGTAGCAATGATTGCGAGCGTTTGACTTACGCGGCCACCGGCATCTTTCGATTTCGTCGGCCTCTTGATGACACACTCCTTGTCGCAAGCCAGGGAAGCAAAGAGCGTGCGAAACGGTGTCATTTGCGCATCGGTCAGAATTGGCATGTTTAGTCTCCGTTGGCCATATAATCGATGCCGCGAGGTTCAAGGAGGTTCCTTGCGCCTCTTCCAGCAAGGTCACTTCGTCTCATCGTGATCGTCGCCGGGCGTTGCTGTGCCCTGTACGCCCTGGCAAGTTTCTGTAGCGCATCGGCAACTTGTGCCTGTCGGAATGTTTGGCCTCCAACAACCACATCAAAGTCGAGTGCTTTCTTTGCCGCCCAACGTTCCAGGAGGTCGGCGGCTGCGTGATAGACATCATGCTGTTTGCCGGAAATGGTCAGGGTTGGGTAAGTATTCGTCGAGAAGGTGAATTTGCCAGCTATGGGTTCAGCGCTTGACGGCACAACAGTTGTGCCATAGTTCTGCAAAATCACATAGTCCGTCTCCCATCCTCCAATATCGCTAAAGTAGTTCAAGTACTGGATCGTAGGATCATAAGTAATCGTTGGCTTCAACGGCATGTTGACGACATCAAGGCGTGATTCGTCGCTAACGTCTTGGATCTGATCATCGGTCCAGATCTGCGAGCCTCCTGCAGGATCGTTGATCATGAGTCGTATTCGTATGATCAAAGCAGCCATTGATGCACGTGCCATTGTTACGCCTTTCTACGGTCTGGATGGGACAATATCGCTGTAATACGTCACGGTTGGCGTACTACCCGCACCGCTCGTTGTCTGAACCAACCGTATCCAGTCCTTGTCGGTCTCGAACGGAATGAAAATTTCTTTTGCCTGTGCAGTCGTGGAAAGAGCGATATCGTTCTCTTTGCCGGATGCAAGCTCATAATAAGTGCTATCGTCGTCGCTATGCTGTATGGTGAAAGCGACGGTATTAGATCCTGATGCATTCGTTGCATCTTTGTAGATGACGCGTGCATAGAGGCCCCGTCGTGGTGTTCCTTTGATGTTCAGGCCGG